GATGTTACGGCTTTTTCCCAGCTTGTTGTGGAAGTTTATGAGCTTGGATATTTAAAAGCTGTAAAAGATTATGAAAATGAACTAAATAGATTGGGTTACAATGTTAAAATAACTGCTCCTGAGCGACCAAAGGAAGCAAGCACAATATTTAAATGAGGCGATTATGAGAACATTTGAAGAATAAGATGCATGAAGGATTTTCGGTCAGGTGGCACAAGGGGTTGGAAATTTCGCAAAGGGTCTTTGGGGCGGAAGACAAGCCGCAGGTACAGAAGGTCAACCACTAACTTTGGGACAAAGAATTAAAGGGGCGTGGGGAGGGGCCAAACAAGGATATCAAAACGCAGGTTTGGGATACGCAAAGCAACTTTTACAGCACGCAAACCAAGAGCAAGACAAGGATCTAGTAGCTGCATTAGGGCCATATATTCAGAAGAAAGAAGCAGAATTAAAGCAAGCATACGCCCAAGGGCAGCAACCAGCAGCCGCACCAGCAGCCGCACCAGCCCGCTAACTAAAATCTGGGTGAATGTCTGAAGGGTATCCGTCATACAGATACCCTTCATTTTTCGACTCCATCTTATTGACTTTCCACCATCGTTTATCTTTATTGGCAGGGTAAATGATAGAACCTTCTTCAAGTATATTTATATTTGTCCAAAACACAATGGAAAAGTCATTTTGGTCTACAATTACCGCTTCAAATAAAAATGGATCATCATATTTGCGAACTGTTCTTGCTTCTCCATAAAGCTCATCTATTTTCTTCTCTGTCTTTACAGGCAAACAATGAATCCTGGTAATTCTAGGATCACCCGGCACGTCTTCTGACTTTTCTATTTTTTCAACAACCTCAATCTTCTTTGGTTGTGGTTCTTCTTTTTTTGGTTCAGATTTTTGTTCTTGTACGTCTAATTTTTTAATATTGAAATCTGATTCAGCCGGAACCACTTTTGTAGGCGATGTATGAACTTCCGGCGTCCACTTAAAATTATGAAGCGCAAACTCTTTGAAATTCTCCTGCTCTTTCATTAGAGGGTTTGGACCTTTAAGTGTATAGATTGTTCCGTCTTTGTTCTTGATGGCCATGTTCTCTCTTATTTATGTGCTACTACCAATATATAGTTAAAGGAGAAATATATGGCGTATGGTTTAGTTGTGCCCAATGCATCTGAGATAAGAATGTTGCAGTACCTCCTCAATAAAACGAGCGTGGATACTCCTATTTTACATTTATACAGTAATGACATAACTCCTGATGAGGATAGTGTAATTGGAGATTTTACCGAAATACCTGTAGTTTGCCCTCCGGGGACCGATGTTATCTTAGATCCCAACAATTGGATTTTTAATACATTAGATGGAGTTGGAATAGCAGAATATCCAACTCAAACATATACGGTTATTGGACCCGTAAATATTTACGGATATTACGTTACAAATAATGCTCAAAATTTTCTATTATGGGCACAAAGATGTTTTTATGCCCCAGTAAGTATTACTGGCACAGGCACTTTTTCAGTAACGCCAAGATTTAGTGCAAAAAGTCTTGTTTAAAGGAGTTCTATGGCAATTTACAACCCAGATGGAAGTGAATATCAAGCAGTTGGAAATTTAAGGATGTACGATCCACTTTCTCCCGAACATGATTTGTTCAATACATGGGATGAAGAAGCTATAAAAATTGCCGGGACGCCCCTTTGGTATTATGAAGTTTTCATCCAAGAACAAACAATTGATCCGCTCTATGTGGAGGATCGAGGCAAATTATGGTCTCCAAATCCTATTATGCTTTATTGTTATTATGAGCCAATTCCTTCAAAAAATGATATTACCAACTTTGGAATAGACGCTCCTGATGAGATGGTCTTTGAATTAAACTATAGAGCAACATTAAGACTGGTAGGCCACCCTCCTAAGATTGGGTCCAGAGTGTTTACGCCCCATTTAAGTGAAAACTGGGTTATCATTCAGAGAAATTTAGGCCAATTTAAAAAATGGGGAGCAGTTAGACTTGAACTAATTTGTCAAAGATTCCAAGAATCTACTACAACTGGCGAGAGTCAAGTTACGCAAAAGCAACCTAATTTCACGATTGACGATACACTTCGTTAACCAATGTGTGATTGACTGGGTGTACTTTTAAAAAGAATTTCAAAGTAGTTTTGGGTTTAGGAAGTAATTCTTTCTCTACGTGAATATATTTGATTTTCTTCTTTTCTGTGTTGACTTTTATTATATGTGGTTTCATTCTAAATTAATAATAGTATATAAATGACAGGTAAATATTATGGATCGAATGGAAAACTCAATTAATAACGAACAAACTTTAAATCCTTGTAATGAGAAAAGTCCGTTAATTAACAAGTTGGTTCTTGATCCAGTTCCAAAAAAGTGCCCTCATCCAGATGAAGAGACGTTAAAATCAACAACTAATGAGTTTGGATCTTGGTTAGCTTATGAAGGTAAAACCGGGCTGGGGCAGCAAGCAAATTGTGATCCCATTATGACGGGTCAGATTGTAAATGATCCAATGGGATCTAATCCTCAGACGGCTTATAGATATGCTAGAGCAATTAGAGGATCGGACGAAGCAGTAATGGATTTATTTAGAAATATTATTGTTATTGATGAAAATGGCAAACAACATCCAGTTCCTATTATTTATGCCACCCAGGAAAAGGCGGTGGCGTTTGTATTGCAGGAGAATACAAGAAAAGATAATACATTGGTAGTTGATAGGATTCGTTTACCTTTATTGGCAATCCATCAGACTGATATTCAGTTCAATCAGGACCGCTATACCTATAGCGCCTGTAAAAATATAGGAAGAAGCACTACTCCTGATGGCAAGCCTGGATTTACCATTGATGAGAAGGGCCGTAGTCGTTCTACAATTTTCGGTATTACTAGGGGAATTCCGGTAGATGTTAGTTATACACTGTATTGTTGGACTCTTTATATTGAGGACATGAATCAGATTGTAGAACAAATATTTCTAAAATTTAATCCAGTAGCATACATAAATGTTAGAGGGATTTGGTGGGAGATAATAGTTAGGTTGGAGTCAGTCGGAAATAACATTGAAAGCGAGGTGGGTGACCAAGCAATTAGAGTTATTAAATTCCAATTTAACATGACAGCGGAAAGTTATATTCCTCAGCCGATAGAGAGAAAAAAAGCTGTCTTAAAAATGACCGAAGAATTTGTAAATTCAACTACCGATGAAGAAATTACAAGGGTACTTGAAAAGATAGAAACGGCAGTTAATGAAATATGATAGAAATTACTAACAAACAGAGATGTCCGGTACAAGTTTTAGTAAGGTCAAGAAAGTCGCCCAGATCCTTTACTACCCTCAACATTCCTGGGATTGGCTCAGGAAATAACATTTATTTGTTAGAAGATGAGAGGGTAACTGAATATATAGATCGGGTAGAAAAATTGGGTTTAATATCTACTAGAAAAATAAATAGGTTAACAAAGGGAGAATAATATGGCAATTTTAAAAGGGTTTCCTCCATCTAATACGATTTCACCATCTGTGAGAATCACAGAAAAAGACCTTAGTTTTTATGACATTGGCAATTCATTCCATCGCGTAGGCTTGGTTGGATTTGCCAGCAAAGGTCCAATCGGGATACCTACGCAAATTAGGTCTCAGAGAGAATTGACAAACATATTCGGGCATCCACATCCTGATGTTGGCGACCCGTACTTGGTTTATGCTGCAACACAATATCTTACCATTGCCAATGAGCTTTGGATTGTTCGTGTTGGCGATACCAGTCCAACAAGCTGGGAACAAGCAAAACTAGCCGAAGTCGATGTACAATCAGCCGGTGGTCAAGTTTTAGTTGAATCTGTAGTCACTGAGGGTATTACTTCATGGCAAGATCCTCCAGACAACACCATTCCAGACGTTGGAACCGGAAATTATACCTTCAACAAGAACATGTACTTTAAATGGAAACTTAATGGAGTCTTGGCCAGCAAAACTTTGCAGATTTTGGCCGATGACAACAGACCGGCTCCATTAACAGGACTTGCCTATACAGCACTTCAATTAAGGGAAGATTTAAACTTCCAGTTGAGCGTGAATGATGGAATTGAGTTCTATGTAGACACAACGGTTTCGGCTGGTTCTAGAAAGATCGGCGTTTTTGCAACCAATTCATACGGACCATCAAGTTCTATTGAATTTGTTTCTGTATACAGCATGGCCCTTGGTGGCACAATTCAGGGTTCTGGCGGAACGAATGTTCTTGGACTTGGAACTTTGATGACACGCGCCATTTTAACTGGCACTTATGACGGTTATCCATCAACTGGCTCTTTATATTCAGCCGGTTCTTGGGATTTCACATCGTTGGGAGCTAGTGTTGATTTACAACTCCAAGTGGTTATCGATGGCACGGATTTAGTCACAATTGATAACATTGTTCAAGTCGTTGATTTGAATGATCTTAAAGGCTCGGTAGTTACAACTGCTGACGTTGTTCATGCAATCAATACCTACATTACTGACCATTTACCAGGAGGTTTCCAGGCTGTTGGTGGTG